ACTTCCCTGCACTGCCGAATCAAATGGATAAAGAAATTCGGCATTCATATCGTGGCGGATGGACGTACGCCGACAAACGACACGTCGGAAAGCGTGTCGGAAGTGGGTTAGTTCTCGACGTCAACAGTCTTTACCCGGCAACAATGCGCTTTGCGTTGTTGCCATACGGTGAACCGACATACCACACAGGTTATGTAGAGCTGACAGAAAAGCGTCCGCTTTCCATTTTCTCAGTCACGTTCACTGCGCGCATCAAACGGGACCACGTGCCGTGTATTCAGATCAAGGGCCAGTCCTTTTTCAGCAACACTGAATACCTCGAAGTGATTAAGGAACCGACAACGCTATGGGTGACGTCGGTTGACTGGGAGTTGTGGAATGAACATTATCAAATCGAAGTATATGCATATAACGGTGGATGGAGCTTTAAAGCCGCACATGGCTTTTTCGATGAGTATGTCGATAAATGGTCTGCCATCAAAGCCGGTGCTGTTGGTGGTCGTCGAGAAATCGCCAAAATGTACCTCAACAGCCTTTACGGAAAGTTCGCCAGCAATCCCAACGTCACCGGTAAAGTTCCATCGATGGAAAATGATCGTGTTAAGCTCACGATTGGTGAGGACGAAACACGGCCACCTGTCTACACGGCGATGGGATCGTTCATTACCGCGCACGCACGAGCGCTAACGATTCGGGCCGCGCAGGTCAACTACGCAACGTTCGCGTACGCCGACACCGACTCGTTGCACCTACTCACTGACGAGCTGCCCGCGGAGCTGGAAGTTCACCCCGACAACCTCGGAGCGTGGAAGCTCGAATACACGTTCGCAGAGGCTGTGTACGTTCGTAGCAAGTTCTACAGCGAAAAGGACTGTGTGACACCAAAGGGGCACGAAATCCCCTACATCACGAAGGCAGCAGGCTTGCCGGACCACATGAGCAAGTTGCTTACGTTCGACGACTTGAAGCCGGGGACCGTCATTGACGGCGGTTGGGTGCGCGAGAGGTCTGGCGACCCAAGCGCAACAGGCAAGCTGCAACCGAAGATTGTCCCGGGCGGCGTCGTCCTCGAAGAGCGCCCGTGGACTGTTTGACATAGCGATTGGACACACGCCGTAGACATGTGTACTGTTGTCTTTGTTGGGTAATCCGCCCGCATCAAGCACACACAAAGGAACGAAACCATGGCAGAGACCGCCACCACCAAGCCCGCCGCCCCCGTCGAGACCGTCGCGGAGGACACCAAGCCCAAGCGCGGCCGTACCGCCGTCGAGCGCGACCCGGAGGGCAAGCAGATCGGCGCGTACTTCGACAAGGAGACCGCCGCACTCGTCCGTGAGGCCAAGTTCGTCCTCCGACTCGACAAGGAGTCCGACGTCGTGAAGTACGCCGTCGCGCAGCTCATCGAGCGTGAGGGCATCAGCCTCACGAAGTAGTGGTACACGGAATCACGCATTGCGAGTATCGGCCGGAATAGCAAGGGGTGAAGCCCTCCGGTCTGGTAGAGTAGCGTTTGCAACCTACCTCGCGTGTGTGCCGGGTATCCAAACAAGGAACAGGCCCCCTGCCATTTGGGTAGGGGGCCTGTTCTGCATCTAGAAGGGAATGTCATGGGACTGTTTCACGACGCTCTCGCCGGTATCCGCGGCGAGGACGGTTCAATCAACATCGGCGAGGACTTCGAGACGAACCTCACGTCGGCGTACGACGCCGACATGCAGGGTCCGAACGCAGCCGCCGAACAGGCACAGCTCGTCATCGAAGAGCTGCGAGCACAGCTCACCGAAGCGCAGGCGGCTAACTGGCTGCTCGTGAAGGACGGCTACGGCCTGGACGGCACCGCGCCCAACAGCGACCCGGACAACGCTGCCAGCGGCGGCAACGGTGACGGTGAAGGCGGCGACGGCGACGGTGACGAGACCGACGACGACGAGGACTTCGACGACATGTTCGGCGAAGACGACGACGACGACAACGACGACGACTAAGGAATAACGCAAATGCCCAAGCAGTTCACCCCGCGGCCGTTCAAGGCCCCGAACAACGTCAACATCCTGAAGACGATCCGTCGCAACGCGTCGTCGCAGTACCGCGAGCGCGTGCAGCCCGCGACGCAGGCCAACATGGCGCAGACCATGGCGGAAATCATGGATTTCCAGCCGAACCGAAACGAATTCATGGACGCACTCGTGAACCGCATCGGACTCGTCATCGCGCGCAACCGCTCGTGGGACAACCCGCTCGCCAAGTTCAAGCGCGGCATGATGAACTTCGGCGAGAGCATCGAAGAGGTGCAGACCGGTCTGCTCGAATCGCACATCTACGACCCGCAGCGCGAATACCTCGAACGAGACCTGTTCGGTGTCGAGACCCCCGACGCCAAGTCGGCCTTCCACAAGATCAACCGCGAAGAGTTCTACCGCGTCACGATCAACGACCAGATCCTCAAGCGCGCATTCCTGGAGGAAGAGGGCCTTTCCGGCTACATCGCGCAGCTCATGTCGGCACCCGCGACGTCCGACGCGTGGGACGAATTCCTCATGACCTGCCAGCTGTTCCGCAACTACTACGACGCGGGCGGTTTCTTCAAGGTGCAGGTGCCGAACATCATCGGCCTCGACTCGGACGCGGCCGACGCGCAGCAGACGTTGCGAATCATCCGCGGCTTCATCGACAACCTGCCCTTCCTGTCGACGCGGTACAACGCCGCGCGCATGCCCGTGTTCGCGTCGCCCGATGAGCTGGAACTGTTCATCTCGCCGGAGGCCAACTCGGCACTCGACGTCAACGCCCTCGCTGCCGCGTTCAACATCGACCGTCAGAAGGTCAACACGCGCCAGACGATCATCCCGCAGGAGTACTTCAACATCACCGGCGCGCAGGCCATCCTGACGACGCGTGATTTCTTCGTCATCGCCGACACGGTGTACCAGACGACGAGCCAGCCGAACGCGGCCGGACTCACCACCAACTACTTCCTGCACCACCACGAAATCCTGTCGGCGTCGCCGTTCGTGCCGGCAGTCCTGTTCACCACCGAACCGGGAGACCCCATCGTCATCAACGACCCCGTCGTGAACAGCGTGCAGGCCATCACGGTCAAGGACCGCGCCGGAACGACCGTCACGGACCTCGCACGGGGCGACATGTACTACGTCGCGTCGGGCCTCAACACGACGCCGGAGGGCAGCAACGAGGGCGTCGTGCTCACCATGTCGGGCAGCAACAGCCCCTTCACCCGACTCGACAACAACGGCGGTCTGCTCATCGGTGCCGACGAGACCTCCGAAGCGCTGGCGCTCACGTCCACGCCGTCGAGCGACTACATCGACAGCGACGACGCGACCAACGTCGCACCGGCCAAGCTCGCCGTGACGCTCTCGGGTGACGTGGCGCGGTTCTGGCCCAACCCGGCCGTGCTCGACGAGGCCGACGTGGAGGGCGACGGCAACGTGCAGGCAATGCGCGTCATGTCGCTTTCCACGCCGGACGACGGCGACACGTCTGACGACGACGGCACGCCGGGCGGTGACGAGCTGACCGACGGCAGCGAGTCGACCGACGACGCGCCCGCGGGCAACGCGACGCGTGACGCGTGGGCGACGTACGCGGCATCGAAGGGTGCCCCGGAGAGCGAGACCGGCGACGGTCCCGACTCGCTCTCGCGTGACGCGCTCCGCGAGAAGTACGGCACGGTGACCGAGTAACACCCGGTAGAATGGCCGGTGTCCTCAGTGGAGGGCACCGGCCATTTCTCATTCATGGAGTAAATTAAATGGTAAACATGAAAGACATGCCGCGGGCGGTAGACGCCAATTACGCGGTGTGGAGTGCAGATAGCGTAATTACGCTAACCAACGTTCCGTGGGACAACAACTATCGGGACATCGTTAAGTACGCCGATCAAAAGGCGTTGAACGCGTACATCGACAAGCGACAGACAACGAACGTCAAGATCGAGCGTGCGAGCTACGCCCGTGCCGACCGCCCCGTTGCACTCGGTATCCCGATGAGCACCGCGTACAAGTACAACTACGTTCGCGTGTACAACCCGCCGCAGAACCCGACCGGCAACGCGGGCATGTACTACTACTACTTTGTCACGGGCGTCGAGTACGTCAACGCGGGCACAACCCTTTTCGCGGTGCAGCTCGACGTGTGGCAGACGTTCGGACACAAGGCCAAGTTCGGTAATTGCTACATCGAACAAGGCCACATCGGCATGGCAAACCGTCTGGCATTCCAGGGATACGGGCGTGACTATCTCGGACTTGCCGAAGGTCTCGACACTGGCGCGGACCTCCGCATCATTCACGAAACAGCAACGACGATCATCGATCCCGTCAACTGTTTCTACATGGTCATCATGAACACGGACCCCGAAAGCGACCCCGGCGACAAGGACGACCCAAGTCTCCGCGTTGCACCGGGCGGACCCGTTCTCAACACGCCATCAGGTTCCACGTATTACTTTTTCAAGACGGTGGGTGACTTCCAAAAGTTCCTTGCGGCGTATGCGTCGTACCCGTGGATTTTGCAGGGGATCGTGTCTATCACGGCGGTCCCGAATCTCGATCAATGGGGATACAAGTTCGCCAAGCTGAAATTCGCAAAGGGCACGTTTGACGTCTACAAGCTCAACACGTCACAGCCCGGTCGCGGTAAGTACGTCGACCTGTTCAACACGTGGCGCAACAGCTCGACGATTTCAGGCCGCATCCCGGAGCGTTACCGCAAGCTCCGCAAGCTGTTCACGTACCCGTACATGGCAATCGAAATGACCACTAACAACGGCGCACCCATCGTGTTGAAGCCGGAAATGTGGCAGATGCCGCACGCGTCAATTGGCATCAAGGCGAACATTGTGTCGCCCGGTTCCCGCGTCGTCATGTACCCGCGCAAGTACAACGGCGACCCGAACGCGGTAGAAGTCACGCGAGAAAACTCGGACGGGTCTATCGAGTACTTCCAGGACGGCGGCGACTATCTGCAAATGTCGACGTTCGTTGCCAACTTCCCAACGTTCTCGACCGTCGCAAATGGCGGCACGCTCGCTATTGCCAACATGGCGCATTCGCTCGCACAGCAGTACAAGGCGGCGGATTGGTCGCAGAACAAGGCGTTGCAGGGTGCTGACACGTCGTATGACCAGGCGTCGGCCGCGCTCGACAACAGCAACTACCAAAGCTACCTCGGCCGATACACCGCAACGGCGCAGACCGGCATTGCCAACGACCGACAGACGGCCGGTGTGATGTTCAACGCCGCTATGGGTATTGGTCAGGGCGCAATTGGCGGCGGCGCTTCGGGTGGCGCACCGGGCGCGATCGGCGGTGCCGCTGCCGGTGCCGTGGGCGCTGTCGGCTCGGCTGGCAACGCCGCGCTCGACATTCAGTCGCGCAACCGCTCGCTCGGCGTCAACAACGCGGCGTCGCAGGCGGCGCAGAGTAGCAACGCATCAACGTCGGCATTCATGCGAGACACCAACTACGCGCTGTCGCAGTATGCGGCACGCGGCGACTATCAGCAGACTGTTGCCGCAATCAACGCGAAGGTTGCCGACACCGCAATGACACCGCCTTTCACGGCGGGTCAAGCGGGTGGCGACATGTTCAATTTCGTCTTCGGCGGAATCAAGCTCTTCACGCGTTGGAAGTTGGTGCCGCAAGCACAGCTTCGGGCAATCGGCGAATACTGGCTGCGATACGGTTATGCCGTTCGTCAATTCGGTCGCATTCCCGATTCACTCATGGTGATGACGAAATTCACCTATTGGAAGCTTTCGGAAACGTACCTTATTTCGACCGAGATTCCCGAAGGCATCAAACAGGCCATTCGTGGTATCTTCGAAAAGGGCGTAACCGTGTACAAGAATGCAGATGATATCGGCCAAATCGACATGGCCGACAACGACGCTCTCGAAGGGATCGAGCTGTGAGTAAGAACCGAAAGCCTTCCGAAGTGGACGTCATCTATGACGACCACATGAATGCAGGACGATCCAACGGCGGTTTCCGGCGAAACCCCAACATGGACCGAACGGCCATCATCGAACGCATGTACACGCGTATCCTTACCGAAATGGCTGTCAACCGTTTCAAGTGGACCGGTCTGGAAGAAACCGGGATCGACATTCGATTCATGGAACTTACCTTGCTCCGCTACGGGCTTTCCGTTGTGTTCAAGCACTACGGTACCAATCGAATTCTCGCCGTGCAGGGCGCTCCGGCAGGCCCGATGAACTGGGCGCAGAATCCTACGCAGTTTGTTGTGACGGGCAACATGATGCGTTCAAAGACGATTGCCGCAAAGCACGTCGTGCCGATTTGGTCGAACTACTTGCGGACGCCGGACACGGATATCATCTACATCTACGCGAAGCGTCTTGCGGAGCTGGACCGCACGATCGAAATGGCGAGCGACAACGCTCGTCGTCCGGTTGTCGCGTTTACCAACGAAAACCAGCGACTGTCGGTGATGAACATGATTCGCCAGGTGCAGGAAGGTAACCCGGTTATCCAGGTCAATTCCGAACAGTACGAATCGCTTGACAACATCATCAAAACGGTCGACTTCGGCAGCGACCCCGACGCAATCGAAAAGCTCGACATTGTGCGTACGCGCGTGTGGGGCACGTGCATGGGTCTGCTCGGTTTCGATTTCGCCAACACGGAGAAAAAGGAACGCGTGCAGGCAGCAGAGGTCGACGCGAACAACTCACAGGTCGATTCGATGCGGTTCGTGAACCTCAATGCACGACGTCAAGCGTGCGACCTCATGAACGAACGATTCAACCTCAATGCGAAGGTCGAATATCACGTGACGTCCGAATCGTCGGCCGCACAGATCATGCCCGCAGTGGGAGGCGGTATCTAATGGCAACATTCACCATGCGTCTTAAGGACGTCGTGCGGCGCGTCAAGGCTGACGTGCCTACCGGTGTCGGCCTCGGACTCGACACGTACCCCGTGTTCGACGACGAGTACCGTGCCGGACTCAACAACAAGATCGTCGACCATTTCTGGAATCAAGAAATCGGCCTTGAATCGATCGAGCTGTGGCGATTCAACATGCGGCGCAAGATGAACGAAATCATGCCGCTGTACAACAAGCTCTACGAATCCGAGCGCATCAAGTTCGACCCGCTGTCCACAATGGACATGAAGACGGTAAGCGGCGACACAAGCTCCGCGAACAACAAGAGCGATTCGAGCACTGAAAGCACCGGCAACTCGACCGGCACCGGCATCACCGTCAACAGCGATTTCCCGCAGACAGCGTTGAACGACAACGACACCGGCAACTACGCGTCAAGCTCGACCGAAAGCAACAGCGGCGGCGACACGAAATCAAACGGCAAGGAAAGCCGTTCGGATGCTACGTCGAGCAAGAGCGATTCGACGTCGGCGACTACCGGTTACGCCGGAGTTGCGGCGGACCTGCTCATCCGATACCGCGCTACACTATTGAACATCGACATGATGATCGTAGCGGAGCTGCAAGAGCTTTTCATGTCCATTTGGGACAACGGCGACACCTTCACAGAAAGCGGATTTAACGCATGAGCAATCTCGACCCGAACAACGTTCCCGGCCCGTACGCGGGGGTGCCGATGGGTTGGTTCCCGTGGCGAATCAAGCCGTACAACAACGCGCAGCCGTTCACCATGAAGGACGGTGAGGCGTACCTCGACATTCTCGAAGGACTGCGCGACTGGCTCGCAAACTACCTCGTGCCGTTCGTGGACAAGACGTTCCGTGAATACGAAGAGGCGTACAACACTGCGCTCGGACAGCTCGACGTGTACGCCAAGCAATTCCAGGACTACATCGAAGCGCAAAAGAGCATCTTTGACGGAAAGTCCGAGGCGTACCTCGAACTCGTCACGACGTCTGTCGCCGAATTCAAGGCGCTTTCCGCAACGGCCATCGCAACAGTAAAGGCCGACGCGGATCGTGCAGACGCCGCGGCGGCGCGTGCGGAGCTGTTCGCATCGCAGGTGGTCGCGTTCCAGGATGAAGCCGTGCGACAGCTCATCGCCAACCCCTCGTCCGCAGTCCGCACGGCGCTTGCTGCGCTCATCACGAAGGCGTATGTGGGACTCGGCAACGTCGACAACACGTCGGACGCCAACAAGCCCGTAAGCACCGCACAGAAGGCCGCGGACAAGGCGGTAGCCGACGCCGCGGCGGCGCAGCTCGCCGACGCGCTGGCATCGGCCGACACGGTGGACAACCTCGCACGCGCGGCGCTCTCCGGTCGACAGCTCATCACGATGGGCCATTCGTATCTCGTCGGGCAGAACATTCAGTCGCCGAACAAGTGGGCGGAGCAATTCGCACGCATGTTCGGCATGACGTACCCGACGGTGAACACGACAAACGACCTCATGCGCGCCGTGTCCGGTTCGCGTGTCGAAGAGGCCGCGCAGCGCATCATTTCCGAATCGGCGGGCGCGTTGTGGTGGCGCGTGGGATCGACGGCAATTCCGCTCATCGAAGCGCTCATCAACACGTCGCGCATCAACGGTAACGACGCGGCAACGAAGGCTGGCGCGCTGCACTCGCTGCGAACGCTGGCGCTCGTGCCGAACGCAATGGCGAAAATCAGCGCGACGTCGGATCGTTTCACGTACTCGGCAGGGTGGAACGATACCAACATCAATGTCGCAATGTCGCCGACGTCGAAGGTCGTGCCGACGAACGGCAGCACGGGTGCCACGGTCCGTTTCACCATGTTCCAGCCGGTCGTTTACGTGATGACGCTTTCGCGCAAGTCCGGCGTTGCCGGTAACTCGATGCGGATTTCCAACATCACGGGTGGTGGAACAATCACCACATTCAACAACACGAACACGTCGGCGGCTGACACCCCGCACGACTACGTGCCGATCCCCATTCGAATCGAAGCAAACATCGGCGACGTCATCCAGATCAACAAGAGCGACGGCGACGGCGCAATGACATTCGACGGAATCATCGTACCGCGCCCGTCGCTGCGACCCGTGTTCATGATGAAGGAACCTTACCTTGCGGACTACTCGCTGAGCACGAGCTACCCGAACGGTTCCGACGCGTCGTTGAAGGCATTCAACGACCTGATCGACACGGTTGCAAATGAATTCCCCAATTCACTTGTCATCGCGGACCCGAACACGTCGGGCAAGTGGAACAAGAACACCATGTTGCAAAGCGACGGCGTGCACCCGAACGCCGCAGGTTCCGCGGCCCTCGCAACAATCATGGCAGACGCGGTAAACGCGCAGCTCCCGGCGAACGTGATTGCGACGGTGATGCAGGGATGAGCGAAAACGGAAAGCTCGACACGAGCAAGCTCGAAGAGCTCGCCAACTTCCACCCCATCGACTCGCACGCCCAAGGGCTCGCGACGCCGGAGGTCGCCCGTCAGTGGGCACTCATGGTTGCCGACTGCCTAGCGGACACCGGGATCGTCATGACGGCCTCCGAGGGCTACAGGGACCTTGCCACACAGTCCTACTGGAAAGTGTGGTGGACGGCCCAAGGCAAGCCCGGGAACGCGGCCGCGGTCGGTACCAGCTCGCACGGCTTCGCCGTCGCCGTCGATGCCGGTTCCGGCGCTGGCACTCAGGGCAGCACGGTCAACGTGTGGCTGACGAACAACATGCACAAATACGGCTTCACTCGACCGTTCGCATTCGAGCTGTGGCACTTGCTCTACGTCGGAAATCCGACAATTATCTGGGAGGCAGTAAACAACATGGCAAACATCGACGACCCGTGGTTCAAGGTCCGCGTGCTCCGCAACAAGAAAACGGGCAAGATTGCCGTTGCAAGCATCGCAACGGGTTTCTGGTACCCGGTGCCAACGCCCGCTTACCTCAACGTGCTCGAAGACCATTTCGGAAAGCTCCCGAAAACGGAAGACCTCGCCGACAACCGATGGACGTTCATGAGGCAACTCGCCAACAAGCGTAAGTAAGACAATCACAACGCCCCCTGCTAACCGGCAGGGGGCGTTGTGGTATTCTAGGGCAATGGCCGACGTCACCCGAGTACAGCGCAAAGGCAATTTGCTGCATTTGTATTACAGCGACGGCAAAACGCGAATTGCCACGCTAAGTGCCAACGACATTTGGCTCGTACCGCACGCGAAAGCGACAACGCCAGACCCGGACCCGAATCCCGGTAATGGTGGAGGCGGCGGCGGAACGACACCGCCGAAAGACGACGGTACGTGGATGTGGCCGTTCCAGTATTCGCGTTATGTGCTCAACATTCCCGAAGCGCAATTCGGTCCACGTGTTCACCCGATTTACGGCACCGTGCGAAACCACCTCGGTCTTGACTTCGGCGGCGGTGGCATCAACGGGCAGGCCATCCCGTGCGCCGCGGCCGGAACCGTCATCAACTCAGGCTACAACGGCGCAATGGGTAACAACGTTTGGGTACAGCACCCCGGCGGCGTCGTCACAAAGTACTTCCACATGGTGACGACCCCTCCCGTCAAAGTCGGGCAAGCCGTCAAAAAGGGTCAAACGCTCGGCAACGTCGACACGACGGGCGCGAGCACCGGGGCACACTTGCACTGGGAAACACATGTGAATGGCACGCCGGTTAACCCGCGTGACTTCATGAAGAGCGTAGGAATGCCGGAAACGTGAAGACTCAAAAGCACCCATTCTATTCGTTCTCAAAGCTCGATTCGTTCAACGCCATTTACAACTTCGCTCTCGGCGGGCGCGGTATCGGCAAGACGCACGGGCGTAAGGTCAAGGCAGTCACCGCCGCTCTTGACAAGGGACACGAATTCATCTTCATGCGCCGATACCAGGAAGAGGTCAAGTCGGCGCAGCGCACGTTCATGGACGACATGCAAGCGCGTGGATTGTTCGATGAATACGACTTCCGCATGCAGGGTTACATGTTGCAGGCGTCCGGCATTGAATTCCGCGACGACAAGAAACGTGAATGGCGCACGCTCGGCTACTTCATCGCGCTGTCGACGGCGCAGCGATACAAGGGCACGTCGTTCCCGAAGGTTCGCACAATCATCTTCGACGAATTCATCATCGAAAAGGGCAACATGCATTACCTGCCCGATGAGGCAACCGTGTTCGCTAACTTTTACAGCACGGTAGACCGGTGGCGAACCGAAGACGAGCTTAAAGCATACTTCCTTGCCAACACGGTAAGCATCATGAACCCGTATTTCATGAAATACGAAATCACGCCAAACGACGGCGAATTCGTGCGCAAATTCAAGCTCGACGACGGCAGTTACTTCCTTGCTGTTCACTTCATCCATTCGGACGAATTCGCCGCGTCGGTTAAGAACACAAAGTTCGGCCAATTCATCGCAGGCACCGAATACGAGCAATATGCGGTCGGCGCTGTCTTCCATGACAACAACGACCATTTGCTCGAATACAAGGGCGCAAAGGCTCGATACCGCTACACACTCGAAACGCGTAA